ACCTCCAAAGGTTTGGATGAAGTGCTGCAGGCAAAGAACCAGGGCCTCAAAGGCGAAATCACCCACATCGGCGCCGGCACCGGCCGCTACAACCCCGACGGCACGGAAGTGGCCTTGCGTGACGAGCGCCAACGGGTGGCCATCGTCGATTACGAAGACCTGGGCGAACGCCAACTCAGGATGGCTGCGCTGTTTGACGGCGACGGCGAGTATGAGATTGGCGAGTTCGGGTTTTACCTCGCCAGTGGGACGTTGCTGGCGGTGTATTCCGTGGCGGGGAAGTTGCTGACGTATAAAGCGGCGGCGGCAAGAGTGCTGCAGAAGTTTACGCTGGATGTTTCGCCGTTGCCGGCGGATAGCGTGACGATTGTGGTGGGGAGTGAGAATTTGAATCTGTTGTTGGCGGAGGAGATCGCGATTATGGCCGCGGCTTCGGTTGGCAATATGTCCCGCCACGTTGATTTGATGTTTCGGGTTATGCATCTTGAAGCGAAGTAGTAGCACTGACAAAAGTGCTGGAAAGATTAACTGACAGGGAGTTGATGATGGGACTTGAAACGACTATCACGAAAGTTGTGGATGCATGTAATAAGCTTACGGAGACGGTTACCAACCAAATTGGGAAGATTGATGCGCGGGTAGAGGCCGCTTCGAGTCAGTTTACTGCTTGGCGTAATAGTGTGCAGGCTAAGGATATTAATGGTCGTGCGCTTTATAAACAGGATATTGACCTCACTGGATTGTCCACCGAGGTGTTTTATCCTGTTTGGTGGACTATGCCTGGTAACGAGGCGGGTGAAACAGAAATTACCGTCTCGCGGGTATTTTATCGAGACAGTGACAAAGCACCCTTCGGTGAGGGGATTTATCACATCGCTGGCTTGAACTTGCAACTCGAGGGCGTCGGGTATATATGGAACGGTGATGCTAACTTCCTAGCTATCAAGCGCATCTCCCAGACTTACCGTGAAACGGTGAGAGGTGTTTCGTTTGGCATGGTTTGTACAGCACGTGCCGTTACTGGGCTCAAGCCCATGTACTTGGGTTTGGTCGCTGGACAACTAACGAATGCTCCGCAGTTTTCTGGGATGTACCTGAGGGGTGGGCTGAGCTATACCATCACCAAAACATTTGATTATCCTGTTAATTACAGCAAGTTAGACACTGAAGTGACTATGAAGGATGACGTTAACGCCGATTGGGAAGTTCGTTGGGCGGTGAAACCTTATTCCTTGGCTCAGGCAGAGGTTGCGCTCGGTAAAACCCTCGAAGAGAAGCGTTTGGCTTATTCCCACGATAACGACATTCGCTATACCGCCAAGGTTTAAGGAGTGATCAAATGACTTTGTTTATCGAAAAGTTGGTAACCCCTGCGGGCGACTCGTTGATCAACGTACCCGCCAGCCCGCAGACCCTCAAAGGTCTGGGCTTTAGCGATGAGGCCGCTCAGACGCTGATCGAGAACGCCACGGCCGCAGCCGCGCTCGCTAGCACTATTGCTGCCCGCCGCTCTGCCTATGTCAGCGAAGCTGACCCGATGTACCTCGAATGGCAATTCGACGGTACGGCTGAGAAGGAAAAAGAATGGCGAGCCAAAGTAGCCGAAATCAAGGCGCGCTACCCCTTGCCAGAAGAAAAGTAACCCCCACCGCGAAAGCGGTTTTTTTTCGCCTCCCCAAAGCCCCTCCCCGCAGGGGCTTTTGCGTTTCCCACCCGGAGATTTTCACCCATGCCCACCCGCCAAACCTACACCGTCCTCATCCCATTCCCCATCGGCAACGGCCATTGGTCCACCGCTGGCGAGGAGCTGGAACTGCTCGACGTCGAAGCATCCGCCCTGCGCACCGCCGGCCGCCTGGAACTGACCAGCGTCCTCAACTCCACCCCCAAGAAGGCTGAATAACCATGGCAGAAGTCCTGAACTTCGAGCACAACGGCATCACTGTGAATGCCACTGAATCCCCCGAGGCCATGGGTGGCCTTGGTGATAACGTCATTGGCCTGGTCGGCACTGCGCCGAATGCCCATGCGTCGATCCCCAAAAACGCGCCGTTTCGTATCAACAGCTTCACCACCCAGGCGCTGCTGGACCCCACCGGTACTGAGTCGGGCACCTTGTTCCAGGCGGTGTACCAGATCCTCAAAGTGGTCAAGGTGCCGGTCTATGTAGTCATCGTCGAAGAGGGCGCCACCCCGGCCGACACGATCAACAATGTGATCGGCGGCAACGACCCGGTCACCGGTCGCAAACTGGGCCTGGCTGCCCTGAGCAGCGTCCCTGAAGACCTCACCATCATCGGCGCCCCTGGCTTCACGGGCACCAAAGCCGTAGCCGGTGAGTTCGCCTCGTTCGGCAAACGCATCAAGGCCCGTGTGGTGCTCGATGGCAAGGACGCTTCCGTTGCCGACCAAGTGACCTACAGCGGCGAACTGGGCGGGGCTGACCTGGGCTTCGACCGTTGCCTGCTGGTGCACAACATGCCGTCGGTGTACTCCAAAGCCGCGAAGAAAAACGTGTTCCTGTCGCCATCCTCGCTGGCCATCGCCGCACTGGCCAAGGTCAAGCAGTGGGAAAGCCCAGGTAACCAGGTGACCTTCGCCGAGGACGTTTCTCGCGTGGTCGAGTACAACATCCTCGACACCTCCACCGAAGGCGACCTGCTCAACCGCTACGGCGTGAGCTACTACGCCCGCACCATCCTCGGCGGTTTCTCGCTGCTGGGTAACCGCTCCATCACCGGCAAGTTCATCAGCTACGTCGGCCTGGAAGATGCCATCAGCCGCAAGCTGGTCAAGGCCGGCCAGAAAGCCATGGCCAAGAACCTCACCAAGTCCTTCATGGACCAGGAGGTCAAGCGCATCAATGACTGGCTGCAAACCCTGGTGGCCGACGAAACCATTCCCGGCGGCAGCGTGTACCTGCACCCGGAGCTGAACAGCGTCGAGAAGTACAAGAACGGCACCTGGTTCATCGTTATCGACTACGGCCGCTACGCGCCGAACGAACACATGGTTTATCAACTCAACGCCCGCGATGAAATCATCGAGCAGTTCCTGGAGGACGTTCTCTAATGTTTACCAACCGAGTCAGACAGGCCATTGCGGCCACCCTTCAAGGCCTGCCGTTGTCGGCAACCGTCGATTCCTTTACGCCGCCGAAAATCGAGTTCGAGATGGACCCGATGACTGGCGGACGCTTCATCGCCGAGGAGGTCGCCAAAAGCGCCAAGGTGCTGAATGCAACCCTGGTACTGCAAGGTGTTGGCGCCCAAGTCCTGCTGGCGCTTGGCGTCACCCAGGGTGACGACATCCTGTTGAACGTGCGTGAAGCCGGTCAGGATCAGGACGGCAAGACCTACTTCACGTACCACACCGTGGGCGGCAAGCTGAAGTCCCTGGCCGAGACGGCGCTGACGATGAACGCCAAGCCGGTCACCACTCTGGAATTGTCCTGCCGTACCTACAACCGTCTGGAAAATGGCATTCCAGTGATCGACATCGACGTGCGCACCCAGAAGTTCGTGCTCAACGGCGTCGACATTCTTGGCGATGCCCGCCGCGCTGTGCTGATGCCTTAAGGGCCGGCGCAATCTGAAGCGAGCACGGTCAAGGTGGTGGCTTGCCTGCGATACAGGCGACTCGGTATCCCTGGAGCATCGAGTGGATGCCATCGCAGGCAAGCCAGCTCCCACAGGGGCCGTGCTCAGGTTTAGATTTTTCGCACTTTTCCATACCGCTCAACAAGGAATTGCCCCATGGCCTGGATGCCTCCGTTGCACGTCCTGCTGTCCCCGATCACCGCCGACACCGGCGCGACGATCGAGCAGGTTCAACTCAAACCGTTGTTCTACGCCGCCCAAAAAGACGCGCTGGCCCGGGCCGGTGATGACGAGGACGACCAGTTCTTTGAACTGGCGAAACTCGCCACCGGCCTGTCGGAAAAAGAGCTCGACCAACTCAAGCGCCCGGACTACGTGAGCATTGCGCAGTACGTACACGAAATGTCGACCCGACCTGCATCGTTTTTTCTCGCGCAAACCGATAGCCCGCGCGAGTCGTTGACGTGCGAACAGGTTGCCCTGCTGCTGCCGCTGGACGCGAGCGGTCGCACTCTCACCAGCGTCACCCTGGAAATGCCCGCCTTGCGCGCTACCAAGGTGATGAAAAAACTCGCCACTAACAAAGACCGGGCCGAGTTTATCACCGCTCACTGCACCGGCCTGATGATTCCCGATCTTGCCGGCCTGACCGTGCCCGACTGGACCGAACTGCAGGAGCGCATTGACGATTTTTTAAACAAACCGGCGGACTTCTTTCGGAACGCGACATCGAAGTGATCCTCGATGTAGTGCCGCTGGTTTACTCGGTAAGCGAAGCGGAAATCCTCGACTGGGAAGCCGGCAAAGCAATGCGCCGCTACGACATCGCAATCAGTCGTCTTGGCGTTAAACAGGAGTAGAGCGCAATGGCAGACAGTAACCATGGAGCGGGGTCAGCCATTGCCAAGGAAGGCGTGATGACTCAGGGCTCACTTGCAATGGCAGGGGCACAAGCCAGCCTCAAGCCTATGGCGCAAACCCTGGCTAGCCCGCTGGAGGCACCGGGGAGTGCGGCGAATTTGGCATTGGCATTGGCCGATGCCAGCTTGCAGATCAAGCATCTGGCGGACGGGCAGGTACGGTTGGTCGATACGCTGGAGCTGTTCAACGTCTCGTTGCTCAAGGTGATGGACGCCCGGCAAGCCGAAGCTGCCGGGAACGCAGAGGGTACGAAGACCACCGCGGCTACCGACAAGCGTACACCCTCGCAGGCGCTGGACGCCGCGATGACCGACCTTGATCAACTGTTGAGGTTTACTCGCAATGAGCGCAAGGCATTGCGCGAAGCCAACCTTGCCATGGCATCTGAGCCGGTGGTGGCCGCCAGTGGTGCCAGCGCCGTCGACCTCGCTAAGGTCGAGTATGCCGCCGCCCGCACAGGTATTGGCAGCGATCGTAAGGACGCTTCAGGCAATATTGACCCCGTTGGGCGCCAGGCAGACCTGCAGCAGTTCACCCGCGACGCCGCAATCATGGCGACCGCGTTCAAGATCGACGTCAAAAATGCCGGCGAACTCATGGGCGGCTGGCGCGAGTCCATGCACCTTGATCGCGCACAAGCCTTGGACCTTGCCGACGCAACAAACGTGCTGGGCACTCAGGTATCGCTCAAGGCCGAATCGGCGGATATCGGCGCTATTGTGCAACTCCAGGGCGCTGCCGCGAAGGCTGCGGGCATGAGCCCCGAACAGGCAGCAGCGCTTTCGGCGGCATTGTTGAGCGCAGGTAACAGCAAGGCTGTTGCTGGTGCCGGGCTGGAAAAAATCAGCGCCGTCCTGGCTAAAGGCGACAACGCCTCTGCAGGGCAACGCAGTGCCTGGGCAGAGCTCAAGCTTGATCCA